AACATTACGCTTAGTTCAAGGCTGGGAGTAAATCCGCGAAAGGTCTTTGACGCCCTAATGGATTTGTGCGAAGCCGGAGCAGTAGACTACTTCATCATCAACAACAGGCCGGTTTCTCAAAATCCGTTTATGCTTGAAAAAGTAGCGGATGAATGGGGCGCGGTACATCGGTTCTGGGGACTGACAAGCGGAAAGCTGACCTTGACGCTAAAGGAGTACACATGAGCGGTGAGCTGGAAAAGCTGATACTGGGCGATATTGATGTAGAGATCAATCCGTCCGAAAGCACAGAAGAACGGGATGTATATAACTGTCTCAAGACGCTTTATGGGAGCCGAGAAGGTGAACAGGCACTTGACCGGGAGTTTGGCCTGAACATGGACTGCTTGAGCCTGCCAGCCGAAGCTGCCGAAGCGAAGCTCACGGCAGAGATCATCCGAAAGACAAAGAAGTACGAACCGAGGGCACAAGTGCTGGAAGTAAGCTATGAAACCAGCCGAAGCCAGCAGGGGAACATTCGACCGAAGGTGGTGATAAACATTGTCTAATATCGCTGAATTTGCCGAAATCCCGGAGTATAGCGTCACAGATAATATGACGCTTGAGGATGTAAATAATCTGGTGACAGAAATTTACACCCGAAATTACAAAGCGGTAAACGGAACAACCCCGCCGTTGCACAGTGCTGACCCAATCACTCTTACGCTGAAAAGTATTTCTGAGCTGTATTACATGGTGCTGCAGGTTGCAGAAAAAAGAACCCGCTGCGCCTTGCTGAAAACAGCAACGGGTGCAGCGCTAGATAATATGGGGCTTCCGTTCGGCGTGAAGCGGAATGAAGCAACCTATGCAACGGTGACAATCCGATTTAATCTTTCGGCTGAACAAAAAACAGTTGTAATGATTCCACAGGGAACCCGCGTCAGAACTGCCGCGGGTATTTATTTTGCCACAGCGGCCTATGCACAGATTGCCATTGGCGAGACCTATGTTGATGTGTTGGCGCAAGCCGAGGTGGTAGGAGCCAGCGGAAACGACGTTCCAATCGGCGTTGTCGATACGCTGGTAGACGCCATTCCTTATGTTGCGGCAGTGGAGAATGTGGATACATCCAGCGGCGGCGCAGACGCGGAAAGCGACGATAGCTTGACCCGGCGGATTTGGCTGTCACCGACAACGTATAGTTGCGCAGGGCCGCGAGACGCCTACGAGTATTGGGCAATGAGCTTCCGCTCTGATGTGGAAAATGCAATTGCAGTCAGTCCACGGAGCCAGCCTTGCACAGTGTATATCTTTTTCATGCTGACGGGCGGAAGGATGCCGAGTGAAAAGGATATGAGCGAAATGCAAGCATATCTGATGAACGAAGCTCGACGCCCCATGACAGATCAGGTGATCTGTAAGGCCCCGGAAGAAGTGGAGTACGGAATTGACTTTACCTATTATATCGGAGCGGGCAACGCGAAGGGCGCAAGTATTGTTCAGGAAAACGTTACAAAAGCTGTTGAGGAATTTCAGCAGTGGCAGCGCTCCATCGGGAGAGACATTAGCCCGATGGAATTGATTTATCGCTTGCGTGTCGCTGGCGTAAAACGAGTAGAGCTTAGACAACCGGTTTACATGGTAGTCGAAGGCGGTTCGGATTTGGAAAAAGCAACAGTGCAAATCCCAAAACTGAGCGGAACCCCGACGATCATCTACGGAGGTGTCGAGGATGATTAAGCTGCAGGACGCGAGAATTGCAGATGGACTGCCGCGGGTCGTTGCTGAACAGCCGTGGGCAAAGGTGCTGTCTGCAGTATACGGGGAACTTCAAGGCCGGATGCTAGAATATCTGGCAACGGGCATGACGTTCTCGGATGTGGATAACTGTAGCGAGGGAATGCTGGATCAAATGGCAATCTATCTCAAAATCGAATGGTACGATTCTGCCGCCGATATTGAGACGAAGCGTAAGCTCGTAAGAACCGCAATTGAAATCCAGCGTTATGCAGGAACGGTAAAGGCTGTTCGTGAACAGGTGGAGACAATTTACAAAAAAGCCAGAATTGAGGAATGGTTCTCGTATGGGGGGACACCGGGATTCTGGAAACTGTATGTTGACATCACCGACGATCAGGAAACATATCACACCGCAGCAGAAATGGAAAAGCTGCTGGGCTACACAAAACGCTGCACTGCTCACCTTGAGCACATCATCTACACCATCGAACCGCATGAAAGATCGCCCGCCTACATCGCCGCCGTCCCCTGCGGCATGGCGACATCCTGCACCGTAAAGGTCCCCGGTAGGATCAAGCCGCGGGAAGTTGGCGCAAAGGCGTATGTTGCCGGTGCGGTCGGAAGATCGAAAATGCAGGTTGCCGTGGCGCTGCCCGGTGCCGTTGAAGCAAAGGCAGTGAAAGCACGAGCCTTTACGGCGGGCACTGTTGAGCGGTCGCACACGGCGATAAACATTGTTATTGGAGGACAGACAACGTGAGTTGGGAAAAATCTAACTACACCGCCGCCGGTGCCGCCCTGCTGTCGGAATCTCTCTCCGGTGGTGCGCTGGTAATCACCCGCGCTGTGAGCGGCACCGGCACGGCAGACGCAGACCTTTCGGAGGAAACCGGGGTAAGCGGCGAAACACATGACCTGAAATTGCTGGACATCGAAACTGTTGAAAGCAACGGCGAAACTGCCCGGCGGGTAAAAATCCAGATCACCGGTGCAGATGAAACCTACATCATGCATCAGGTGGGCGTTTACGGCAGACTGAACGACGATGCCGAAACACTCCTGTTCATTATGCAGGATGAGCGCGGCGTGGAAGTTCCGTCTACAAAAGTGAACGGTGATTTTGAAATTGAGTTGTCGGCGCTGCTTGCTGTGTCGAACAAGGCCAATATCAGCATCACTGTAGACCCGCAGATGCAGGCTCTCGCAAAGATGGTCAGGGCAGAGGTCGAGAAGCACAACAAAGACGCCAGTGCCCATGCGACTACCATCACGGCAGCGGTCAGCGCAGCCGTGAAGAACCTGTCTGAATCCGGGGAAATCCTGAACGAAGAACAGGTAAAGGCTCTTATCAAGGAACAGGTGGACGGCGGAACAGGCGGCTACTATGGCTCCTACGAACTCACCCTTGCGGCTGACGGGTGGAAGCCCGCCCGCAACGAGGATGATTACGAAAACGCTGGCGGTATGGATTACTACCAGTGCATTTATGATGCAGAACTGTCGGACAGCACCAGTGAGCTTGTACCCGTTGGCGTTGTATCTCCCGGCAGCTTCTATACTACGACCAAAGCGGGTGTCCTGAACGGGTGCGAAACGCATGATGGTTTCATCAGATTCTTTTCTCAGCGCATCCCGGAAGCAGACATTCAGGCGACCGTAACCCTGTTCGGGAAAGGAGGTGGTTCGGGTGAAACCGGTAGCGTAAGCATCGGTCAGGGCTTGAAGCGTGACGCGAGCGGCGCTATTGCCGTCCGCATTGGCGAAGGCCTTGACTTTGACAGTGCAAACGCGCTGACTGTCCGCAAAGAAACCGTTATGACGAGCGAAGACCTGCTGAACGAGGAAGAAACGCAGCAGGAAATCGTTGATATGCTGAAATAATTTTTAGGAGGATACTATTATGTCTAAGCAGATTTCTACCAAGACCACCATCCGCAACCTGACCGCCGAGATCAAGAAGACTTTCGTCAAGAAGGACGCTTTCACCCCGGTCGAGACCGCTGCCAACGCCGCCATTAAGGCCGTGAAGGTGACCGGTAACACCGTCAACTTCTACACCAACACCGGCATGACCGGCGCAGCTGCTTTCTCCATGGACTTCCCGACCGAGATGTTCCTCGACCAGACCAAGACCGCGTTCGTCGGCAAGTTCAAGTTCTCCGACACCACCTATCCCGGCGCTACCGACCCCAAGCTGGACGGCAAGCCTGTCATGGTGCTGGCTGTTAAGGGCCAGAACCCTGACAACTGCACCTACAGCTTCCTGAACATGGCCGCTCTGGTCGATACCTACGCCGCCAAGGCTACCGGCAAGGATGCATCCACCACCGTTACCATCGCCGGTTATGAGGTGGATGTCAAGGTCAATGTTTCCGCTGCCGCTGGCAACATCCTGACCCTGAAGGACGATGGTCTGTATGTTCCCACCCCTGAGAAAGTGGACATCTCCGGCAAGGCCGATAAGGTCACCGGTGCCACCACCGGCAACTTTGCTGCGCTGGATGGCGAGGGCAATCTGACCGACAGCGGCAAGAAGCCCGCAGACTTCGTGGTCGCCGAGGCTGGCAAGCGCCTGATGAGCGATGCCGAGGGCGAAAAGCTGGCCGGTGTCTCTGAGGGCGCAACCAAGACTGCCGCCAGCTCCACCAACGGCAATGTGAACATCGACGGCAAGGAAGTCGTCGTGTACACCGAGCCGGAGAATGTTCTGCACGACGAGGACGTGGAGGACTTCTCCGCAGAGGAGATCGCCGCTCTGCTGGCTGACGCTGACTAAGACATGAGGAGGTAAGCTCTATGGCAAAAGCGAAGGTCAAAACGCTTTTGGGCACAGGGCTTGCCGCGCTTTGCAGCCACATCAAGCAGTGCAACACCGCACTCGGAGACCTTTCCGAAGCAACGGCAAACGGATTCGAGGAAACCGATGACATCCTGCACGAAAAGCAGGATGTCACGGCTGCGGTGTCTTTTACGATTCCGGTCGATGGCTGGGGCGAGGATGATTCCTCCCCCGGCTATTTTTGTTGTGACATCCCCATTGCGGGCCTGTTGGCTACCGACATTGTGGATGTTACGGTACTGCCGGGATTTTACGATGTGGCGGGTGCGGTGGGCTTTATTGCGACCGAAAGCCTCGAAGGAAAGCTGCGGCTGAGGGCCGCCAAAGCTCCGACCGAGAAAATTTCTGCACAGTATCACATTACAAGCACCGTGAAATACACGGCTGCACAGGAAGGGGGAACCTAAATGGCATACGGTTCTTTTAACGCAGGCCCCGGCAAGGCGCCGGATGAAGATGTTGTCCGCACTAACCAGATCGGCGTGCCGGGCGGCATTGCCACGCTGGATGCTGACGGCCATTTGACCGAATCGCAGCGCCCGACGGTGGACGCATACACCAAGGCTCAGACCGACCAGAAAATCAGCTCTGCCGTCGATGCCCACAACTCCGCAGAGAATGCACACGGCGACATCCGCGCCAGCGTGGCCGCGATGAACGCCAGCATTAAGGCAATCGAGTTGAAGTTCGGCACGAACGTCACCAAGAACCCTTTTTCTGCCACGTTCGGCAGCCTTGACGGTCTGACCGTCACCGGCGTGTGGAACGCAGAACAGGCGAGGGTGGAGTTCTGATGGCTGAAACATTCAAGGTCGGCGCGAATGCGCGGGAGCTGCTGCGGTACACCCAGAGGGCAACCCGCATTGTCACCGACGACATCAGCCGGAGCGATGCCCGGAAGATCATCCAGAAAGTCGCGGCGCTCGAAGATGTGCGCGACATCCAGAAGGTGTGCGGCACTGCCGTCCATGCACTCGACACACGGGACAGGGAGGGCTTTTCCAAAAGCACTTTCCGTCTGTACGGTGAGGGCATCCGGCTGACTGCCCGGCAAATCCTGCTGGATGCACACGCGGCGAACAACGTCAATTTCCAGACCGACTACGACAAGCGCGTTGAGAAGATCGGCGCAGTTGTGGACGGCTGCTCTCTGCTACTGGAATACCTGACCATCTGCACGGAGGAAGGTATCATCAGTGCGAAGAAAGCCGGTATCTGGACAAAGAAGGTCACGGACGTAAAATACCCGGCGATGAAGTGGCTCACGTCGGAACGCGGACGTGCCGAAAAACTCCGGGCAGAAGCGGAACGGAAACGGCTGACCGAACAGGCTGCCGCCCTGAAAGCCGTCCTTTACCCGGAACCGTAAACGCACAGCGGGCAACCGCTTTGCATAAAGGGTGCGGTTTGTTTGTCTGACGCTGCCATTTGGTGGCTGCGCTCTCCGAACACCAACAATAACAACAACGTCTGGAACGTCAACACCGATGGCTCCAACAACAACAACTGGTACAACAACTCCTATGGTGTTCGCCCCGCTCTGATGGAACCGTGTGACGAGTAGGCATAAGCTGAAAGCAGTGCGCCCATCAAAGGAAACCGCATCCTGTCGCTTGCCGATGCAGGCAAGTGATAAATACATCCCGCTGAGGTGGGCCATCCCTGCCGGATGCAGCCCACTACCGTAACGCGAACCAGCGGAGGGTCATTTTGACATACGAAGAACTGTGCAGCTTTGAGGTACTTTACAAAGCCTACCTTGAAGCCCGGAAGGGAAAGCGCAGTAAAAGCAAAACAATCGAGTACGAGGCGCAGGCGCTGGCCTGCACGGAAAAGCTCTCCCGTAAGCTGGCTGTCTGCAATGTGCGGCAGCCAGACGGGAGCATTCGGCAGCAGATACGCTATGTGCCAAGTAAGTTTGAGGTCTTTGCCGTCTACGAGCCGAAGCGCCGCATGGTACACGCCCCCGCATTTGTGGACAAGGTGGTGCTGCACGCTCTGGTCGATAACATCCTGTATGATGCCCTGACAAGGAGCTTTATCCGGGACAGCCACGCCAGCCAGACCGGCAAAGGCACAGACGACGGCCTGATGCGCCTGAAAACTCACATGGTGGACTATTACCGCCGTGAGGGACACGGCGCGGACGGCTGGGTGCTGAAAGGCGATGTGCGGCATTTCTTTGCCAGCATCGACCACCGGAAGTTAAAACGCAAGCTCAAGGCCGTGCTGGACAAGCGCGGCGTTGACCCGCGTGTCTATGAGCTGCTTTGCATCTACATCGACGTGATGGAGGACGGCTTGCCGCTGGGCTACCAGACGAGCCAGCTCTTTGCGTTGATGTTTTTGGATGAGTTCGACCACATCATCAAAGAAAAGTACCGCATCAAATACTATGGCCGATACATGGATGATTTCTATATCATCTGTTCGGACAAGAAGAAATTGCAGTGCATTCTCCGGGATGTTCGGGCGCTCATGGACAGTTACGGCCTTGAGCTGAACCAGAAAACCGCCATTTTCCCGCTGCGGAACGGTATTGATTTTCTGGGATTCCATAGCTACCTGACCGACACCGGCGCGGTCATCCAAAAGCTGCGCCGGGATAGCTCCAAGCGGATGAAGAACAAGATCAGATATTGGGAGACGGCATACCCCGCAGGCGAAGTGACCAAGCAGGAAATCCTGCGGAGCTTTGATGCGTGGGATGCCCATGCCGCCCATGGTGATACTTACTCTTTACGCCGCAAGTACGCTGACCGGCTCGAAAAATTGCTTGACTGTAAAATCCCTATCCATCGAAAAATCAACTCGAACAAACTCGCGCGTGACAGACGGCGGGCGAGGCAATGCCGCTGCATCTACAAGAAGCAGCACAAAGCCCTGTCCCTCTCTGTATCGCAGAACACGCGGCCTGCGGAGATCATGCCGTGGGCCTGAACGAAAACAAGGAGGTAACAATGGCAAACGTAAAACTGGGCACGAAAGCCGTTGGCAGCATTGTCAAAATCAAAGTCAACGGCGCGTCCAAAGATTTTATTGTTGTGCAGCAGGGCAACCCGAACACCAGCACCTATGATTCGAGTTGCAATGGAACGTGGCTGCTGATGAAGGACATCTACACCACGTCCACGTTCGGCAACAATAACTCCTACAAGGATTCCAGCATCCACACATACCTGAACGGAACGTTCTACAACCTCATCGACAGCAACATCCGGGCGGCTATTAAGCAGGTGAAAATCCCGTACCAGAACGGCACTGGTTCCGGCGGCAGCCTTGCCACCGGCTCCAACGGCCTGAGCACCAAAGTGTTCCTGCTGTCTGGTTATGAGGTTGGTTGGACGACCAGCGACAACGGCTATTTCCCGAAGGACGGTGTGAGGCTGGCATACTTTGGCAACAGCTCCAGCGGTAACAGCAAGCGTATTGCATACAATGGCAGCTCCGCTGCCATTTGGTGGCTGCGCTCTCCGCGCACCGACGATAACTACAACGTCTGGGGCGTCTACACCGATGGCTCCGGCA